CTGGGTGTATCCAAGTTTGAACAGGTGAATGACGATTTGAGCCAGGCCATTGGAGTAACTCGTGCCCTATTGGATGGGAATGTTAGTGGAAACGCCGAGGGTATCAAGGCTGCTTTGAAGGGCTTTTCTGAGGAAGTGAACTACGCCCGCCGCCAGGTAAAGCGTTGGATCAATCACGAGTACGAGGAAGTTGCTTTGGCTATGGGTTTTGATCGCTATCCGGTGGTACGTTTCGACGAGAATACTCTCAAGGACGAGATCATGATGATGAGCGTCATTCAGGGTATGATTGATCGACGTATTCTCTCCTACGAGACGGGTATCGAGAAGCTGGGCTTCGACTTTGCCAACGAGTTGGCCAACTTCAAGCAGGAGAAGCCGCTGGTTCAGGACGGAACTCTGGGCATCATCGGATCTCCGTATAACCCGAAGGCACTTCCCGCGACTGGCCCGATCCCGGACAAAGACGCTACCCGAGATGGCAAGCCGACTACAGTTACCAAGGAAGATCTCAACGATTTCCAGAAGAACATTCAAAAGATGGTTCAAGAAAACATCCAGAAGATCCAGCGTACCCCTGTGGGTACTCCGAGCGAGGGCCGCCCCCGGAAGGGACGCGGCAAGCCCCGCCAGAAGTCTACCACCCCAAACATCACACCACCAAAACCCTAACATCAGTTAGGTAATTCTACGGAGGGTTAGCAAACCATGACTACAAAAAACGTAGGCAAGAACGCCGCAAAGAGTCTGCTCGAAGAAGTTCGAGAGCTTGCTCTAGTTGTAGGCGAAGATTGCCCCGAAGGGCATCGCAGAGATCCAGGCAGCGGCCGATGCTTGCCGATGGGATCTACAGATCACACTAAGTTTACTCGAAGCGTCAACAATGACGATGGTCCGCAGTGGAGAGGTGAAGTTGATAAAACCAATACCACTTTTGCCGCCGAAAAGGAAGTGGCCATTGACGCAGATGAGATGGATGAGCCCCAAAGTTGTGCCGCCGGTACAACTTTTTCTTTTGTGCAGAGAAAGTGCGTTTCCTTGGAGGAAGCGGAGGCGGAGGACAATGGTTCTCTAGCATTCGTTGAGGAAGAGGTGGCGGTACAGCCTGTTGGTCGCCGAGACACTCCTAATCACGAGTGCCCGGCCAACCAGTTCTTTGATTACAAGCGCCGCGAGTGCATTCCTCTGAACAAAGACACTGTGTTGGCTTCAGAAGCAGTGAACGAGGAGTTTAAGAAGGTAGTGGCCGGCCACTTGTCTGGTCGTCTGGCTTGTACTTCTCCTGATCCGATTGATGGCCACAAGCATTTGGTTACGGTAGATACTGAGGGTAGCGGTAAGACTTCGGTAGCGTCTGGATACATGGGCAGCGAATCTCATTATCATTCCCACGATGTAGAAGGCTATCTGGTTCAAGATTACAAGAAAGGCGAGTACCTCTCCCAGCACTTTGGACATGTAATTCCTAAGGAAATGTGGGAGTACGAAGACCACAGCGGGCAGCCTGTCCCAGTGGCCGCCGAAGAGGCCAAAGAGCTTCGCTCTAAGACGCGAAACGCTCTTCCGGACAGCGCCTTCGGTGTTCCTGGTAAGCGCAAGTTCCCGCTTCACGACTGCAGCCATGTGCGAAATGCCATGGCCCGCTTCAATCAGGCCAAGGGCCTGACCCCCGGCGAGAAGGCGACTCTTCGCCGAAAGATCATGTCCCGGGCAAAAGCCTGTGGGATCAAAGTCACCAGCTTCGGCAAGGCAAGCACCGTAGAGGAGTTCGCCGCCGTAGTACAGGAGCTAATCGCAATGGAAACCCCCAAGACCCCCGTTGAGAATACAGAAACTGCTGAACGCATGAAGACGTACGAGGCCGCAGCCCCGAAGCAGGGGCCTTGTCCTCCGGGCATGATGTGGGATAAGATGTCCAAGAAGTGCTCCAAGGTTCGAGGCTTCGTAGCAGAGTTGGCCAATCATGCCGAAATCGTCAGCAAGCAGCCAGAAGGCCGCCGAGACCCTGTTGGGTTCCAGTGCCCTGCTGGTAGCTTCTTTGACTTTACTGATCGCAAGTGCGTTCCTCTCGATCCTTCCAAGAAGCCCGGTACCACAACTACCAAGGCCAATGAAGAAGAGGATGCCGCAAAGAACAATCTATCCCCGCTTCCTTCTGGTAAGCCGGCCCGCCTTCCTCAGGATTGCCCGGCCGGAACCATTTGGGATGCCGACCTTCGTGACTGCAAGCCGCTAGACAGCCGCAAGAAGACCAAGTCCGCTGAAGAAGAGGCGCAAGCCCCTGCTTCCGGCCCTGGTAAGAGTGGCCCGGGTTGCCCCGAAGGTCAGTTCATGAATCCGGTTACCAAGAAGTGCATGCCGCGCAAGGGTGCTTTCAAGGGGAAGAGTGAGTCCGAGACCGCCGGTCGCGAAGGTCTAACGACTGAAGTTCCTGGCAAGGTCAAGCTTCCTCAGGATTGCCCTGCTGGCACCATTTGGGACGGTAACCGACGCACCTGCACCCCGCTAGATCCGAGCGATAAGAATCGCCCTAGCGGTAGCGCAGGTCCGATGAATCCGAAGAACGTTGCTTCCATGTCCACTGCCCAGTTGATTCAGGCGTTGGATGAGGTTCTCAAGGAACAGGGTACCAAGGAGAAGAGCCGTGTAGCAGCCAAGGATCTTCCTAACGCTGCGTTTCCCCCTTCTCTAGTTAGTTCTACCCATCGTGCCTTGATGCACCACACTCCCGATGTGTCTGATCCCTACGACAGCGCTTCGGTAGATGTAGCTCGACTACGTAACGCTCTTTATCGCACATCCAAGGTTGAGGGTTTCTCGGATAAGGCCGTAGAGGATGGTATTGAGCACCTTCTATTCCACGCCCGAGAGATCGTAGAGGCTCGAACAAAAAAAGACTAAGCGGATGGACTGATGAAGGTCAGATTACCAACCCCGCTGAGTTTCATCCGCTGTGCCAACCCCAGGAAGTATTTGACCCTAAGTCCGGCTCTTGTATCCCCATCACTAATGTGAAGGGTGCTAATCCAGCGGGCACGCTGGAATGCCCGCCGGGCTATACCCTAGACGAAACTTTGGGTATGTGCCAGCCTGGAGATGCGATTACACAGGCTTCTGACGAAACAGCTGCGCCATTCAAACCCACAGGTAAAATGGAAAGATGTATTCGCGATGTGAAGGCGAACTTACGGAGCAAGAATTCCAAGTTAGCGGGTCAAAGCATTAAGAGCGCGGCGATAGCAATCTGTAGATCCCGCCTCAAACAATAGGAGGCAAGGATGTGGGATTTTCTACTAGAGCTTTTGAAGACACATGGCTTGCTGTCTGTTATCCAGGTTGCGCAGGCCGTTGTAATAGTGTATCTTTTTAGAGAGTCGCAGAAGAAGGATAAGGCTATTCACACCCTCAATGATAAACTTCTGGCTCAATCGGAGAAACGGTTAGAAGATGCATTAGAAGAAAAAGAATCCTACGAGGAGCTTGCTCGTGGCTTGGATAGATCAATAGACTTGCTAATCAAGGTATTCAAGAAGCAAAATGGAGATTAGTATGGCCCAAACAATTCTGCAGGAGGTAGAAACTTCCATGAAGAAGATTCTAGACCAGCGTAATGCCGATGTCGAGAAGGTTAAGGCCGCTAAGAAAGTGCGCCGAAAGAATACCATCAAGCAATTAGATTCCCTGTGCGAGTTGATTACAAACGGGGACAACAAAAACTCAGAAGAGCCAAAAGCGGAGGCCCTCCCCGAGCCTCTACCCCTGGTGAGTTAGGAGGATATAATGACCCAAGAGAACAAAGTCAGAGTCTACGCTCCGATTCAAGTCCAGCAGGAAGTGGAACGGGCAGCAGCGGAGAAGGCGGCAGTTCTAACTTTTCCAGAGGAGAAGCAGGGCGATCTCCAGTATATTCGCTCCATTCTAGTATCTGCCGGTACTAACAAAAACGGTGCCCATTTCTTACCTTCCGAGATGATGCGGGCACACAATACTATCGTGCATAAGGCCATCGATATTGAGCACGAAGAGGATAAGGTCATTGGGCACATTTACGAATGCGCTTTCCTCTACAAGGACGGTTCCCAGTTTGATCCTCTCAAGGTTATGGCGGAGTATACGGAAACTGCCAAGAACCCTGACGAGTTGGATATGGACATTGCTGTAGCTGGTGTGATTCACAAGATGCGCTTCCCGCAGTTGGCCGAAGAGATCTCCAAGGGAGATTGGAAGGTCAGCATGGAGTGCTACTTCAAGGATTTCGATATCAAGATCGGTAACCAGATCATTACCCGATCTGAAGCCCAGGCACTGGGCTATAACCCCGACGACCTCATCGGGGGCTTTGTAAAGGTAGTCGCTGGTACGAAGGCGCTTGGAAAGCACTTCGTTGCCCGAGTACTTCGAAACATTACCTTCAGCGGCATGGGTATCGTCAAGAACCCGGCCAACCCTCATTCCATCATTATGGAGACTGCGGCGCACCGCGAGCAGATGGAAAAGGGTGAGCAGGTGGTTGATTTGGAGCACATCGACAACCTCCGAGGTCACAAAATCGAACTCTCTTCCGCAAAGGAAGAAGAGCCAAAGGAGAAGGCCGCTGCCGTAAAGGTGGTCTCCAAAGACGGAACTATGCAAGCAGAAGAGCAAGTTTACATCGAACTCGACAGCGAAACTGGTGGCATCAAGCGAGTACTTACCGTTGGCGGTAAGGAAGATGCAGGCCTTCGCTGGTACGGGCCCGGTATTGGTGGGCCTGGCAGCATCACATCTTATCCTGATGAGCTTTGCAAAAGCTTCAAGAAGAGAGTAACCAAGTTCAATGCCCTGGATCAGTCCGAGGGCCAGGTAGTCCACGAGCACTGGTGCGCGCTGTTTGAAGAGGCGTGCCCGGTCATCGGCGCTACTGCCAAGGCCCCCGAGTGTCTCCGCAACGTGCGCAACCGCACGACCCGAGACGAGGCTGACAATACTCTAACCAAGACGGTTAGAGAGCATGTCAGCCAGGGTCCTGCTAATACCTTTACTACTATTTTGTCCCGCCCGCCCCTTGGGGAGAATGCTTCTTCCGAGGATAGGAAGGGACAAGTATCGCGCATTCGAGCAGAAGCCGAAGCGCTTCGAAACTCTCTTCGATCTTTTGTTGCGGCCAAAAAAAAAACTTCAGAGTAGTTAGTGAGCCAATTGAGGCTTCCTCAGTCATAGCTTCGAACAAGGTAGTAAGATACAAGAGTAAGGCGGACGCATTCAAGACCGCCCATGCATTAGAGCCCTCTGCAGAGAGGGAAAAGGTAGAAGGATTTGTTCTGTTTGTTGGAGCCGGCCCAGAAGTACTAGAGGCCGGTACCGATCGCGAAGCTGCGATTGAGCGGGCCGTGGAAATTCTCAAGGAGAATGACACGGTCGTCTTCCTATCAAAACTACAATCCAAATTTGGCCAAGTATACGTAACGAAAGATCAGCTGATGCTAGTAAGGAAATCAGAATAAGGAGGAACGCAAAATGGCAAAGCCAGATATTCAAGCGTCGTTCATCACTGCTTCTGGTACCCTATATCGTGATAAAGGTAAGCTTGGGCTGGAAGACAAAGGCCCGGTTACCGGGTTAGCCCTTGCAGCTCTAAATTTTGCTAATGATGGTGCTGCCGCTGCTGGCGGCGTTGCCGTTGGCGAACTTTATCACAACGCAGGTGCAGTGAGAATTCGACTAGTCTAACTAGTTTCGTCTTAGCGTGTTGACTACGTTATAGTCAAGGATAGCTTTTACAAGGGACACGGAGTAGATGAGAGGAAGTGTGACCCAAAGAGCACACACGTTTGATGCTCGTCGGGGGACGAGAGTCAGACAGAAATCCTGATAAGGAGGAAAAGCCGATATGACAGAACTTAACAAGGACGAGTTCAATGCAGCTGTCCAGGCTGAAGTCGAGAGAATTCTTTCCTCCAAAGAGGAAGCTCAGGCTCGTGCAGAGGCTGAGGCTGCCCTAAAAGAGGCTAAGGAAACCTTCGAGGCCTTGAAGGCATCGCTAGAGGCAAAAGATGCCAAGATAAAGGAATACGAAGAGGCCCTTGCTGTTCTCGACAATTCAGAGCCGACTGATGCTGAAGTAGCTACCAATGAGCGGATCGTTGCCCTTGAGGCCGAGCTTGCTGACTGGAAGCAGAAGGCAGAAGTAGCACAGGCTGCCCTTGATACCCTCGCTCGCGAAGAGACTGCGGCCGGACGTATGTCCGAACTGGAAGAGGCTGGCGTCGCTCTTGATGACGAAGCCGCCGAAGCTCAGTACGCCAAGATCCGAGACATGTCGGATGAGGCATTCGCATCTTACAAGAGTGAGCTTGTTGCTCTAAAGAGCAAGTATGCCTCCTCTTCAGAAGAAGAAGGAGAAGATGAAATCGAGGTTGCTAAGCTGTCCGCTCAGGATATCAACCTGATCGCGCAGAGCCTTGGCTGTGATCCGGCCGACTCCAAGTGCATTTCCCTCGTCAACGAAGTGGCACAAAAGGTTTCTGAAGTATCCAAGAAGATGGGTAAGAAGAAGGCCAAGTGCGCGGAGGAAGAGACCCCGGTTGTTACCGAGGAAGCTTCCACTGAGACGACGGAAGAGCCAAAGAAGGAGACTGCTTCTGCAAAGAAGATGTCTCTGGGAGAGGCAATTACTCGATCTATGGATCAGGAGATTCGTGCAAACGCATCTCTAAAGGAAGAAATGTCCCAAGCATGGGAGGAGTACATCGCTGAGAAGCGAGGTAAGAAAAAGTCAAACTAAGGAGGTACTAACACATGGTGTTCATCCCACGAGACCCTGTTGTTCAGAACCAGTTCCTTGTTCATGATACGAGCAAGGGTGATGGTACTGAGACCGCAGGTTGTGTAGTTTATCTTTCGGGTGATCAGCTTGTAGCGTGTGTAAGTGGTTCTGGCAATGCCCCTTATGGGTTCCTTATGCAGAACGTCAAGGCAGAGTCCTCCGCACATCCGACGGGTTTCCGACTCCCAGGCGATCTGGGCAGCTCTGACGCCTTTAGTGGCGATCCTGTTGCGGTTGCTCACCTTGGTGTTTATGACACCACTTTCTATGTTTCCAGCGCTTACACTGCTGGTGGTAATTTGACCGTTGGACCTAATGGTCGCGTATGCCCCTCTGGGCATGGCAGCCAGGTCAATTCGACGGTTGTTGCTGTTGCTCAAAACTCCCTGACTACCGCCCAAGCGGCAGCAGGTGAAAAACTACGGATTAAGCTTCTAGTCTAACCCTATAGGAGGAAATTGTCATGGACAAGCAAAAGCTTGCTGAACTTTTTAAGGCAACTGCTGCGTTTGACACTCCTGAGGGTGTCGAAGCATACAAGGCCTTCGCACAGGCACTAACTGTGCCCATTCTCCAGGAGATTCGCGATGCGTCCATCATGCGACAGCTTTTCGCTGTTGAGCGACTCGCCCCTGGTGCTCAGGCCGTCTATCCAGTTGCTGACGACTTCGAGGTACCGGTATTCGTTCTACCTGGCCTCGGATACATCGCACAGAACTTCGTCGAAGGCGTTGGTGAGGAAGTATACGTTCCGACCTTCTCCATCTCTGCATCCGCAGACTGGAAGGTTACCTACGCCCGAGATTCCCGCATTGATATTCCGGAGAGAGCAGCCCGCAATACTGCTCGTGCAATTGCAGACTTCGAGGAAGAGTCCGGCTGGCGCGTAATCGTGCCGGGTGGTACTACTAACTTCTCGGGTCAGGGTCTTCTAGGCCCCCGCAATGCTCCGATTTATCAGGTTCCTGCCGGTGCAACCGGTGAGAAGTTCCTTTCCAAGGAATTGATCAACCTGATGATGGTCGGTATGAAGCGAGTTCGCCGATCCCTAACTGATCTCTACATCTCCCCTGAGGATGCCGCTGACATTCGTGAGTGGACTGATACCCAGGTCGATCCCATCACCCGCCGAGAGATTTTCCAGGCTGCTGGTATGGGTACGGTTTGGAACGTCAATCTCCACGAGGTCTTCCAACTTGGTGCTACTGGTCGATTCAACATCAACCAGAACGGTGCTTCGTTTGGTATCTTCCAGGTCGATGGTGCTGGCGATTTCAACGACTATACGCCAACCAACGTTAACACCGTTGATGCGAATGGTAACGTTACTACCGCTGGTGAGACTCAGGTCTGGGGCTTCGATCTCTCTGTTAATGACTCTCTCGTCATGCCTATTCGAAAGGAGTACGAGGCTCACGACGATCCGACTCTTCTACGACAGCAGAAGCAAGGCTTCTTCGGTTGGGAGGAAGTTGGTTTCGCTCTTCTCGATTCCCGAATGGTATCGATGGGTGTCATCGACCGATCGTAATCGCTTTGAAATCCCTGAGGGAGGGGTTTCGGCCCCTCCCTCTTGGGAGCAAGTGTATGGGGTCACTCATTTACCGATAGGGATTCGCAATGACCCCTATCGGTTTTTTGTATGGGGCACAATACGCCAGGCCCTGGTTTGTCCTAGGTAAAACGAGGTCTCCCCGCCCCGTTACCAGGGTCTGGCATAAGGAGATATAGCTGATGCCTGACGCAAATCTATACGAGAACGTAAGTAGGTATGCTCACCTTACCGGTGCATCTACGGCTATTAACAGGAGCGGCCCGGCGAAGCTTCACAGGATTATTGTCAACGATCCAGGCGTAACAACCCTGACCGTTTACGATAATGGGGCAGCGTCGGGAGCGGTAATTGCGGTCTTAGATTGTAACAATGCTGGAACTTATGAATATGGTCTGAATCTTACTGGCGGCCTTACTGTGGTTCTAGCCGGTGCAGCAGATATTACGGTAGTCTATCAGTAAAGGAGATTTCATGTTGTCTTACTTGCTTATTCAGGTAGTACTTTGTGTAGTTCTTACTGAACTACTTACCGAGTTGGTGATCAAGTCCCAGATTTTCAAGCCCATCCGTGAGCAGCTTTTCCGCCTGGGGAAGTGGTTTCAAGAGTTGTTTACTTGCGGATACTGCTTTTCCGTTTGGGCGTCTTTCGGGGTTGTATTTTTGACTCAAACGAGTTATCCTTTAAGTGGGAACAATTTTCTGGATCTGGGCCTTATGGCCCTGGTGATCCATCGACTGTCCAACATCCTACACAATGTGATCGACAAGTGGACAGATAAGTATTACGATACTCGGTATGTGAATACCGACAAGTAGTAGGAAGGGAGCTTTTATGAAAGGATATGTGCAGAATACAGGTAACGCTGCTTACTTTGTGCTTCAGCGACAGGTTCCGCCTGGCGGAAAGGTGAAGCTGGAAGACGCATTCAAAGTAGTAGGTAAGAAGAGCGGTTTGACTGAAGATCAGACGTCTGAGTTTGTGCAGTTCTTGAAGGAGACAATTCTTCTTCGTGGATCTTGGGGCTACTTTGATGACAGCGGGGCTTCTCTAGATGCTCCGTCAACCAAGGCACCTAAGGCCAAGAAGATTGTAAACGAAAAGATCTCCACCAAGAAGCAGGATGATGCCAAGGGCGCAGGTAGAAATCTTCGCCGGGCCGATGCCGATGATACAGGCCGAGGTGTAGAAATCACCCCCGCGTCCATTATCGAAGCATCCTACGATGACGCTCGAACTCTGATTGAAAAGACCAAGGACCGAGTGGTACTGAAGAAAGCTTTGACCCTTACCAAACACTTTGCTGGCAAAGAACAGCACATGAGACACATTCTCAAGAAGCTAGAACAAACCGCGTAAAGGGGGAGCCCGTAGATGACTTCAGTCCTGAAGCCCGAGATAACCTCGATCATCAACGGCCTGATCACCATTACAGTCAGAGATGCTGACGAGGTGGGGGCCGTATTCAATCAGCTCTTGGTTATGCGGGCGGATGCGGCTAGTGGTCCTTATTCTACGATCTCTACAATTGCTCTAACTGGTGCTGGTTCTTACAGCTATCTAGACACAGTAACTAGCCCTGCTAAATACTACAAGGCGCAGTTCTACAACAGCGGTACATTGGTAAGCAGTGTCTTTTCTGAGGTGGGGCAGGAAACCGGAATCTTTTCCGAGTATACCGTTCCTACCACTACGGCCACTTATCCGCCAGAGATTGCCCTTTCTGAACAGGATCGAGAGATCGTAGAGTCTATCCGCGTCACCCTTGGTGACTTTGGAGTCATAGAAAGAGACTACTATTCCTCCACTGATCCACAATCCCAGCATTCTTGTGGTAGCCAAATTTCAGCGGATAAGAAGACTTGGGAGTTGTTCGAGTGGAAGGGTTGGCCTCAGCGCGTTGTCCTGAATGGAACGGAGAAGACCAGCATTAGCGATCCTCAGGTTTTGGGGTATCGCTTCTTAACCTTTACCGGTACCGGTGCTTGTATTACTGGTACATTGGATGTTTTCTACCAGCATTTCCGCTTCTCGGACAGAGAGATTCTTTTGGCCTACGACCGAGCCAAGAACCTTTTGGTATCTTGTGGGTTGGACGCCAGCCAGATTACCACCGAGATGTTGATTATGCAGGCTGCCATTCTTCTCTTGGAAGGAGAATTGCGTCAGTCACAAGAAAAGGCCGTTTCCATCCGGGATGGAGATACCTCATACGACAATACCCAGAACATTCGTTCTCGAACTGAAGATCTAGCCGATCTAAAGCAGAAAATCCGAGATATGATCGAATGTGCGCGCTATAACGCTGCCTACAATCTGGAAGGTATTAGGTTAGACTAATGCCGCGAAAACTGGTACCTACCTCAATCAAGAAAGAGTTCAAGAGCTTGATTCATCAGCTGGTGCTAGATTTGTCTCAGCCTCTTTGTGTTATCCAGGAAAGCCCCATGTTTGTGGATTGCCCTAATTGCATCTGGGACTCTATCAACAAGAAGTCGTCGAATGTATTTGATGCCTCCTTTGTAGCCAATGTGAACATCTTTGTAGGTACTGATCAGGCGCGCACACTTACCCCCATTCCCTTTACCGAGGGTCGCTGCCCTGTGTGTATCGGAGAGGGACAGCTCTTTACAGCTAAAGAGATTTGCATTCCAGCCATGGTAAACTTCATTTCGGCCAAGGATAGAGGTGGTAGGTTTGTGGATCTTCCGGCTGGCAAAGAAGGCACGAACTTTATGACAGTGAAGACTTTGGCTTGTAACTATGAATTGCTGCTGAACAACGAAGTTTTTCTGCTTCACAACGGCGTTAAGGTAGAAAAGTACCAACCACCTTTTGTGCGCGGTTTAGGTGGTGAGGAAGCAGTTTGTGAGGTGCTTATGCAAACAGTAGAGGCAGGACAGCGCTCCACCGCTAAATTTGGTAGCAACGACAAGCTTCGACGCGAGGCGGAAGCCCGTCGCAAGATAAAGGGTACTACGGATTCTACGATCCTGACTGGGCGACTCCGAGGTAGATAATGTCCGGGTTTAAGATGAAGATAAAGGCGGACATCCCAAAGTTGAAATCTATTCTTCAGAAGAAGCAGGCTCTCATTCAGCACAATGTTGCATCAGTAATCAAACATGAGGCCATTCCTTTTCTTATTGATAAGATCATGCGGGGGTACGATGGTTTGTCAGAAAGGGCAGAATTACGTCCAGAAGACCCCACCAACCCCGCTAATTGGCGCGTAGAGTTTCTGACCAAGCTGC